TTGCGGCAGCCACCGTGTGCGCTGCGGCGACAGTACCGTGGCGACGGACGTCGAGGCGCTGCTGGGCGAGGTCAAGCCGCTGCTTATGGTGACAGATCCTCCCTATGGCTTGGAGTATGACCCGACGTGGCGCAAAGGGTCAGAAAAACGCTCTTACATAGCAGCGGACACGGACCACGAAGGGGCGTGGATCGGCGCCTGGGCGCTATTCCCTGGTGACGTGGTTTATATATGGCACGCGGCGCAATGGAGTGATGCGTTGTATGCTGGGCTGAAAGGCCTTGGCTTCAATTTCCGAGCACAAATAATTTGGGATAAGGCGCGTTTCATTATGACGCGCTCTGGGAAAACTGGCTACAACTTCAATCACGAGCCTTGCTTTTATGGTGTCAGGGACAAGGGCAAGACGGGGTGGAGTGGCGGCCTTAATCAGCCAACAATCTGGTCGATAGAGCACAGGGCGTCGGACACCAATCACGGGGCTCAGAAGCCCGTCGAGTGCATGCGCCGGCCCATCGTCAACAACTCGGCGCCCGGCCAGCCTGTCTACGACCCGTTTCTCGGTTCCGGCACCACCATGATCGCGGCCGAAATGGAGGGCCGCTGTTGTTTCGGCATGGAACTGTCGCCGGCCTATTGCGACGTGATCGTCAAGCGCTGGCAGGACTTCACGGGCGAGACGGCAACGCTTGAAGGCGACGGGCGCACGTTCGAAGCGGTCAATATTTCCCGTGAGGAGGCCCAAAATGGCAGGGCGGCCTAAGTTCCAGCCCACGGACGAGCAACGTCGCATGGTCGAGAGCATGGCCGGCTACGGCCTGTTGCATGAAGATATAGCGCTTTGCGTTGGTGACGGCATTGACCCCAAGACACTGCGCAAGCATTTCCGCCACGAGCTTGACACGGCGCCGATCAAGGCCAACGCCAAGGTGGCCGAGGTTATGTTCCGCGAAGCGCTCAACGGCAATATCACCGCAGCGATATGGTGGACGAAGGCGCGCATGAAGTGGAAGGAAACCAAGGCGACGGAGCTTGGCGGCACGGACGGCAAGCCGCTCAACATTCAACTGATCAACTACGCGGATGTAGAGGAGTGACGGAGAAGATGGCAACGACAACCATCAACCTACCCATGGACTTGTTAAGCGAGTTGCGCATTGTCGCTATTGAGAGGGCGGCCGAGCACGGCGGGAGGCCGAGTGTGTCGGCGTTGGTGGTGGATGTCATGTGGCGGTATCTGGAACATGGCTACAGCGTAGACCAGCGAGCGGAACTCACGGAAGCGCTCGAGCATCTGCATAAAGCCGTTGCAAAGATCGGGCCGCTGACATGACGAGCTGCGCCACGTGCCAATACTTCGTGCCGGGCGACAGCCCCAATGCCACGGGACAGTGCTGGCGCTATCCGACGGCGGTCGTATTGCAGCCTATCCGCTGGTGTGGTGAGCACCGCGAGGTGCTGGGCATAGGCATGGACGAGGACAGTACGCCCGAGGGCTGGCCGGGGCCGGGCGCGGAGGTGGCGGATGGATAGCGACCTAGACAAGCCGATAGAAGCGCTTGGGCTGTATCAAGTGCGGGGTGCGATGGATGGCTAGAACGAAGGCACAGTTGGAAGACGAGCTGCGCATGGCTAGAAAACGCGAAGTCGTGTTGCGCAGGGAAATACGTGATGCAGAGGCTGTGGCGCGGGACGGTAGGGGCAAGGCTTCTCACTCAGAGCAGGAGTGGCGGAAGGCATGGCGGGACGAGCGCGAACGGGCGACCACTGCCGAAGCGTCGCTGGCGGCTGCATTGCAGCTTATGGTGCAGCTAACCGATGACTGACGCCATCAACATCCGCATCCCGCACGACTGGACACCGCGGCCGTACCAGATACCGCTGTTGCGCTATCTCCAGGGTGGCGGCACCCGCGCTGTCGCGTTGTGGCATAGGCGGGCGGGCAAGGACAGCCTGGCGCTGCATTGGTGCACCATGGCCATGGTCAAGAGGCTCGGCGTCTACTGGCATGTTCTGCCGACGCTGAAACAAGGCCGCAAGGCCGTGTGGGAGAATCGCACGAAGGACGGCAAGCTGTTCCTGGACGCCTTCCCAGAGGAGCTTATCTACAACCGCCGCAATGACGAGATGACCATCACCTTCAAAGACCCAGCAAACCCGAAGAAGCCGGGCAGCTTTTATCAGGTGATAGGGTCCGGTGACGTCGATGCCCTCATGGGTGCCAACCCGGTCGGTATCGTGTTCAGTGAGTACAGCCTGGGTGATCCGGTAGCGTGGGAGCTTACCCGGCCCATGCTCGCCGAAAATGGCGGCTGGGCTCTGTTCATTTACACCGCGCGAGGGCACAACCACGGCTTCAAGTTGTACGAGATGGCCGAAAAGAATCCGAAGTGGTTTTGTCAGCGACTGACGGTAGATGACACGGCCGCGTTGATGCCGCCCGGCTTTGCTTCCATTTCGCAAGAGGCCATCCAAGAAGATCGCGAGGGCGGTATGACCGAGGCCAAGATACAAAGCGAATATTATTGCTCGTTCGATGCCCCTGTGGAGGGTGCCTTCTATGGCGACTTGATGATGGCCGCCCTTGATGAGGGGCGCATTACAGGTGTGCCGCACGACCCGGCGCTGCCAGTCTCAACATTTTGGGATATCGGCATTGGTGACGCCACGGCGATTTGGTGGGCACAGACCACACGAGGCGGCGAGATACACCTGATCGACTATTACGAGACCAACGGCGTGGGGCTCGCCCATTATGTCAACGAGCTGGCCAAGCGCCGCGAGGAGCGCGGCTATACCTACGGGGAGCACATTGCCCCGCACGACATGGCAGCGAAGGAATTTGGGTCTGGCAAGAGCCGCATAGAGATGGCGCGTGGGCTTGGCGTGACGTTCCGCGTGGCACCCAAGCTGCCCGTTGACGACGGTATCCAGGCGGTACGTGCCGCCCTGCCACGCTGCTGGTTCGACGAGGGCTGCGGCAGAGGCATAGACGCCCTGCGCAACTACCGCCGCGAGGAAGTCGAGTCGAAGAGCGACGGCGTGGTGACGTTCTACAAGCCGCACCCGCTGCACGACTGGGCGAGCCACGCCGCAGACAGTTTCCGCTACGGCATGGTCGGGGGCCGTGGGCCGCGCAACCGCGAGCCTATTAAGTATCCGGACAAGGGAGCGCCGTTGTAGGCGCATAACATGGAGAGCGACATGACTGACCACATGACGGCCGGCGAGGCTGTAAACTTCCTGCGCACGGTGGTGCCCAAGACGCCGCTGGTGGGCGTGGGTGCCATGCACATGGGCTCGGCGGGTATCGAGATCGTGCCGCCCGAGGCGCCCAAGGCGAAGCCCAAGCGGCGCCGCAAGAGTGCGAAGGTCGAGGGCGATGGGCGCGATAGCTGAACGCGTCCGCCTCGACGGCCTGGAGAAGCAGGTTGACGAGATCGAGACGCACATTGCCGAGACGCGCGATGCGGTGAACGCTGCGGTGGACACCATGCACAAGCGCCTCGACGAGATGAGCGAGCGCATTGATGCCAAGCCCAAGCAGCGCGGACGCCCTCCCAAGGCTGGCTGACCTGACCCTGCCGGCGCGGCGTGTGCTGCGCCTGTGGGGTTGGGGCGTGCCGATCACGGAGATCGCCGACCGCCTCGACGTGGAAGAAGGGGTGATCCGTATCAGGGCCACGCGCCTGCGTCGTCGCGGCTTTGACCTGCCCAGGCGCAAGCGGGCGGACGCTTGTGCCGAGAGCAAGGCCGGGCACCGCAAGCGGCCGTGCATGACCTGCGGCCGGCCCTTCCTGTCCGAGGGTATTCACAACCGTATCTGCGATCCCTGCAAATACTGGGGCCAGGACTGGCAGGATGGCCTTGGCCTCGAAGCGCACCTGATAGACGAGTGAAACACAAAGTTTGAGCCGCGCCGCCATGCTTGAGCCATGGCGAGACCACGCAAGCGCAAGCTCACCGAAGACGACCTGCTCGGCATCGTTGACCACCATATCAACGAGTCGGTGGGCTATATCGGCGGCAACCTCTCGGAGCAGCGCCGCGAGGCCATGAGCTATTACCTGTCGGAGCCCTTCGGCGACGAGATCGACGGGCGCAGCCAGTTTGTGTCCAGCGACGTGCAGGACACCATCGAGTGGATGCTGCCCAACCTGCTGGAGCCCTTCGTGGCCGGCGACGAGGTGGTGGCGTTCAACCCCACTGGCGAAGAGGACGTGGAGGCGGCCGAGCAGGAAACTGCCATGGCCAACCACGTCTTCATGCAGGACAACGCCGGTTTTGACGTTCTCTATACCTGGTTCAAGGACGCGCTGCTGAGCAAGGTGGGCATCGTCAAGGCGTGGCCGGAAGCCTACCAGCAAGTGAGCGACGAGACCTACGAGGGCCTGACTGAAATGCAGGCCGTGATGCTCGACCAGGACGACGAGGCCGAGATCATCGCCGCCACGTCGGGCTTCGAGCCCGAGACCGGCATGGCCACCTACGACCTCCAAGTGCGGCGGGTCAAAAACAAGAAGCGCATTCGCATTGCCGCGGTGCCGCCTGAGCAGTTTCTCATCTCACGCCGCAGTGTCGATATCGAGACGGCCTCGTTTGTCGCCCACCGCCAGCGCAAGACCGAAAGCGAGCTGCTGCTGGAGGGCTACGATCCCAAGGTGGTGCGCGACCTGCCGAGCCACGAGGAAGAGGAATACAACGAGGAGCGCTACCAGCGTTACAGCCTTGACGAGGAATATCCGCACCAGGTGGAGGGCGGGCCGGAATACGGGCCGAGCCGCCATATCTGGGTGACGGAATGCTACGTCTCGGTGGACTGGGACAACGACGGCATAGCCGAGCTGCGCAAGGTGACGGTGGCAGGCAGCGGCAACAGCGTGGTGCTCGACAACGAGGCCTGGCCGCACGAGCACCCGCCGTTCTACAGCGTCACGCCGGTGCCGGTGACTCACAAATTCTTCGGGCTGAGCATTGCCGACCTCACCATGGACTTGCAGAGGATCAGATCCACGCTGATCCGGCAAATGCTGGACGCGCAATACCTGTCCACCACGCCGCGCACGGCGATCGACGAGGACAACGTGACCATCGAAGACCTGCTGGTGGTGCGTCCCGGCGGCGTTGTCCGCACGTCTGGCCCGCCCGGCAATGCCATCATGCCGCTGGTCACGCCGCCGCCTGATCAAACCACGTACAACATGCTTGAGTTCATGACCGGCGAGCGTGAGAGCCGCACGGGCATCACCAAATATGGCCAGGGGCTGGATTCGGGCACGCTCAACGACACCGCCAGCGGCATCAACCAGCTCATGACCGCGGCCCAGATGCGCATCAAGCTGATCGCGCGGATATTCGCCGAGACGGGCGTCTCGAAGCTGTTCGTCGGCATTCACGAGCTGATCCGCAAGCACCAGGACGTGGCGCGCACCATCCGCATGCGCGGCAAGTGGGTGGATATCGACCCGAGCGACTGGAACGAGCGCCTGGACACCACCATCGAGGTGGGCCTGGGAGCCGGCAACCGCGAAATCCAGCTCATGCACCTGGACAGCCTTGCCCAGGCCCAGGCGGCCATCATCCAGATGCAGGGCGGCATCGACGGGCCGCTCGTCCATGGGCGCCACGTCTTCAAGCTCATGGAGAAGAAGGCGCAGCTCGCGGGCTTCAAGATGCCCGACATGTTCGTGGCCGATCCCGACGATCCCAACAACCAGGCCGAGCCCAAGCAGGAGCCGCCTGACCCGCAGACCATGAAGGCCCAGATGGACATGCAGATCGCCCAGGCGAAGCTGCAAGCGGACATGCAGATGGGGCAGGCGAAGATACAGGCCGAGGCGCAGAAGATGCAGGCCGAGGCAGCCCAGGAGACCCAGGAAGCGGCGCAGAAGATCCAGCTCGAATACGAAAAGCTCGCCCAGGCCAAGCAGGAGCACGAGGACGAGATGGCGCTGGAGTGGGCCAAGATCGGCGCCGAGAAGGACGCCAACGACATGGAGGTGCTTTCCAAGCATGCGGAGCGGGCCACGATCGAAGCGTCAAAGACCGAGCGAGACATCCAGCTTGAAGGCATGCGCGGCGAAAACGCCCGCTTTACTGCCGGTGAAAAGGAATAAGACACCCAACACGAAACCCCAGCAATTTGCGTTCTGCATACAAAGCGTGTCTGCTTTCCACGCTGCTGCGCCAAGAGCAGCCTGGCACAACCGCATGTCGCGGTGAGGCCGAAAAGGCTACGGCGCCGCCTGCGGACAACAGGCGACGCCGTGAAACGTAAACGCGGTGCTTGGGCTGGTGGCTTTCAGTAAGGCCTCAAGCGTTGCTAGGTCAGTGAGAAATATGCACGTGCGTCGACCGAAAAGCAACAGCTTGATAGCCAGCCAGCTCGGCACCGCTCAGCAGAGGGGGCCGAAATGCTGGCCATTACCACCGCCGCCGACGCGCTCGGCGTGCCACCTGACGAGCTTCAAGAGCTAATTACCAGCGGCCGCCTGGCCGCCACCTACGACGGCGACACCTGGCGCGTGCCAGACGAGCTATTGCCGGCAGCGGCCGAGCTGCTAACCCCAGAGCATTACAGGTGCAAGCCGATAGGTGGTTTGCACCCATGGCGGCGTGAAACACAAAGTTTGAGCCGTCTCGCTAGCCTTGATGGGGAATACGGCAAATCCCCTGCAAGGAAGCGAACAATGGCTAGCAAAGGCAACCTCGGCGGCGGCGACGGCTCGACGGAATACAATTCCGGCAAGGCGGCAGGCCAGCCTGGCGGGTCTCAGACCTGCAAGGAAATGGGCAGCGTTTCCACCTCCCGCCTGCCCAACGACGGCGCCCCGCGCAAGAGCCGCGGCAAGCCTTCGGGCTCCAAGAGGCAGGGCATGGCCTACTGAGCCATGTCGGATAGCCGCAGGCGCATTGAGGCCATCGACGACGAGATCGCCGCACGGGCGGTTTCTGGCGGCCGAGCAGCCCGAGCGAAGGCCATCCTCGATGACGAGCTAGTTGTCGAGGCGATAGCGGCCATGCGGCAGCAGTTGCTCGACAAGTTCGAAGCTTTGGCCAGGGATGCCACGCCGCACAGCGCGCAGGAATACGACTATGTGGCGCTCAACCTGCGTGCCATCGAGAACTTCGAGTCACGTCTGCGCAAGCACATGAACACCGGCAAGATGGATGCGTTCACGCTTGAGCAGCTGCATAAGGAGCGGCGCACCCTGAGCGACCGCATCAGCGGCATTTTCAAGAGCGAGGCCGCCTGATGCATCCAGGACAGATGTTCGGGCGCTCGTCGCTGTTCTCGCAGGGCATGCAGCCACCCGGTGGTGGTTTCCAGCGCCCGCAGTTCGGCGGCATGGGGCAAATGCCCGGCGCCGGGCAGATGGGGCAGCAAATGCCGCAAATGCCCATGCCGCAGCAAATGCAGAACCCCAATGCGTCGTTGATCCAGCAGTTCCTTGCCCAACGCCAGCAGCAAATGGGCGACTGGCGCGGGCAGACCCTGAGTGCTCCGGCGCCGGCGTCCTCCACAGCGCCGATCCGCCAGCCTGTGTCTCCCGCAGGCGGAGCGCCACTGACGGGGCCGCCACAGCGTCCCACAGCCGCTGTGCCGCCTGACCCGGCCGCCCAGACCCAACAGGCGGCAGCGGCGGCTCCGTCACCTCTGGTTCGCTGGTTCGGGCCGATGGGCTACGGCCAGCAACGCAACAGCATGATGGCACCAGGAAACCAGGCCCCTGGCCCTGGCTGGTCGAGGACATATTAAATGCCAAACGAAGCACAACAGATCGCACCCGAGACCGCGCCGCCGCCGCCCACCGGGTCGCTGAGCGAAGCGGATATCGTGGCAGGCATAGAGCAGGCTCTTGCAACAGAGCCCGCACCAGAGACCGACGCGCAAGAGGCCAACGCACAGCCTAACCCGGAGCCCAACCCCGATGGGGCGGCCGAGGGCGGCGATGGCGAGCCGGGGAGCGCTGAGGAGACCGTGGAAGCCCAAGAGGCCGACGCGGAGACGAAAGAGGCCGGTGAGAGTGAGGCCGAGGACACGGTGGAGGTGCCCGACACCTTCGACGCGCTCGCGGAATCGCTCGAAGTGGACGCCGCCGATCTTGGCCAGCACTTGAAAGTGCAGGTGAAGGTGGACGGCAAGACACAGCAGGTTCCTTTGGCGGACGTGGTGGCGAGCTACCAGCTCGGCACGGTTCACCAGAACAAGAACCATGCCCTGGCCGACGAGCGGCGAGCGTTCGATAGCGAGCGCGAGACGTTCACCAACGAGCGACAGCAGATGTCGCAGCTTGTCGCCGCACTGGCACAGCAGGCCGAAAGCCTGGTGGCCGGTGAGGAGCAGGCGCTCGACCCTCGCATGAGGGAGGAAGACCCGGAACGCTACCTGCTGGAAAGCGACCGCATCCGTGCGCGTCGTGAGCAGCTCAACGGTGTGTATGGCGGCTTGCAGCACGTACAGGCGCAGCAGCAGGCCGAGGCTCAGCAGATACAGGCGCAATACGTCCAGAGCCAAGCGCAATTGCTGGCCGAGGCCGTGCCGGAATGGGCTTCCGATCCCGCGACGGGTCAAAAGGAGATCGCCACGCTTCGTCAATGGGCCGGTGAGCAATACGGCTTCACGGCGGAGGAAGTGAACGGAATGTTCGACCATCGCACGATCAAGATGGTTCGCGATCTTCACACGCTGAAAGCACTGGAAGGCAAGGCCCCGGCTTTGAAGAAGAAGCTGGCGCCGTTGCCCAAGGTGGTGAAGCCGGGCGCAGGCACCGACGCGAGCGAGCGCAAACGCGACGCCTCTGTCACATCCCTCAAACGCTGGCAGAAAAGCGGCAATGACCGTGACGGCGCAGCAGCGCTGATCGCTGCCGGCATTTTCGACTAGGAGCAACCCATGGCACAGCCATCCCCGGCGCCGTTCTCAACTTACGACGCCATCGGAAATCGGGAAGACCTCTCGAATTTCATCTACATGATCAGCCCGACAGACGTGCCGGTCATGTCCAAGATCGCCCGCACCTCCGCGGACGCCACCTATCACGAATGGCAGACCGATAGCCTAGCGGCTGCGGCGCAGAACACCGTGATCGAAGGCGACGACGCCACCACCGACGTGGGCACGGCCTCTGTGCGGCGCGGCAACTATTGCCAGATCTCCGACAAGGTGCCGCGCGTCACTGGCACCCAGGAGGCCGTTAACAAGGCCGGCCGCAAGTCGGAGCTGGCCTATCAGATCATGAAGCGCTCCAAGGAGTTGAAGCGCGACATGGAACTGGACATCTGCGGCAACAACGCCCGCGCGGCCGGCGACGACTCGACGGCCCGTGTCTCGGCCGGCATCCCGGCGTGGATCGCCACCAACGAGAGCACGAGCGGCACCGCGCCCACGGGCGACGGCACCGACACGCGGACCAACGGCACGCAGCGGAGCTTCACGGAAACGCTGCTCAAGGCCGTGCTGCAAAGCTGCTGGGACGAGGGCGGTGATCCCGACTGCATCGTCGTGGGCTCGTTCAACAAGCAGCAGTTCTCGACCTTCACCGGCAACGCCACCCGCAATATCGGTGCCCAGGACAAGGAGCTGATCGCCACGGTGGACGTGTACGAGAGCGACTTCGGCTCTCTCGAAGTGGTGCCCGATCGTTTCTCCCGCGCTCGCGACGCCCTGGTGCTGGAAACCGACCGCTGGGCTCTGGCCTATCTGCGGCCGTTCCGCATCGTCAACCTCGCCAAGGACGGCGATTCCGACCGCAAGCAGCTCATCACAGAGTATTCGCTTGAGGCCCGCAATCAGGCGGCCAGCGGCATCGTCGCTGACCTGTCCACGTCGTAAGGCAAGGAGGCCGACATGAGATATCCGATCCTTGTCGGCCTTCTGCTGGCGGCTTTCGCGCTGCCGGCAGAGGCCGCAAAGGTGCTACGGCAAAATGCCGACGGCACCACCTCCTGGTACAACACGGTGGACGGCTCATCGCCGCCTGCCGGCGAGCACCACTTCGTCGTAACCATCACCGATATCGCCACGGCTTCGACGCACTTCGTGGTGATCCCGTTTGACGGTCGTCTCAAGGCTGTCTATGGCGTGACGCACGGCCAGATCGGCACGGCAACGGCGCAGATCGACTTCGTGGTCGGCGCGGCTACCGGCGTTGGCGGCAGTGCTGACATGGCATTTACCGCCGTGACGCCGGCCATTGCCGAGGCTGCAACGGGCAACTACGAGCTACAGCTCCCGCTTGCCTATGCTGCGACGGGCCGTGTTTCGTCGGTGACTTTCCCGCATAACAGCAACACGTCGCTCGACATCTCGGCTGGTGAGTATATCGCCATCCGGCATGACGGCCGGGCCACAGTGCTCAGCACTGACGGCGAGGCCGACGACGTGACGCTTACAATAATCGTGCATTGACCCGGGCGTTTGACATAACGCTCTGCCTGTTGGGCGGCGGCCTCATCGTCGCCGCCCTTCTTTCTTTCGGGCTGGGCACGGGCTCGGCGAGTGCCCCGCGCTGGCTGGCGATATACGCGCTTGCCGGTGGCGGTCTTGTCTGGTTGCTGCTCAACCGCGCGCCACGCCTCGGTGCGGTGGATATCGCTGCGGGTATCTTCCTCGGCTGGGCAGCATTGTCGCTGCTGTGGTCGCCCGATCACCTTGCCGGCCTGTGGCAATTCCAGAACATGGCGGCGCTGTTTGCGGTGGCCCTGTTTGTCCGTCACGCCAAGGCATTCGACAGCCTGATATTGCCTGTTTTTATCATTTGCGCCTTTGCCCTGGTGGGCATGGGCGTTGCCATCCCGCATTTGCATGGCGGTGTGGGCAACGAGAATTTCCAGGCCGAAACGCTGCTGCTTCTGCTGCCCGTGATCATCATCGTGTCCGACCGCCGGCAATGGCTGCCCGCGCTGTCGCTGCTGGCGATCATGGTGGTGGTTCTGTACCTCTTCCTGGGCAACGGCTCTCATGCCCAATACGCTGTTCTGGCGGCCTGTGTGGCTGCTGTAGGGCTGTGGCTGGTGCGCCTATGGGGCTGGAAGGGCGCCGTGGCTCTCGCGCTTGTGTGCGGGGCTGTGGTGGCCGAGGCGAGCCTTTATGCCCGGCATTTCGATCCGATCCTTGCGAGTCTCGTCGAGCGTGGCGAGATATGGCTGAATACGGCTCACATGATCGGCGACAAGCCGCTGTTCGGCTGGGGGCTTGGCTCCTACGACTGGGCCTATCCCAGGACGGCGCACCTCGGCGTGATCGAGGGCACATTCCTCGGCGAGCCAACGGACTTCATCGGCGCCGCGCACAACGACTTCCTGCAATTGCATGCCGAGCTTGGCATGGTGGGTGTGTTCCTCGCCGCGGTGCTGGTTTGGTTCGCGACCCGGCCCGACCGGCAGGGCATTGCGCGCCAGGTGGCGCCTTACAGCCTTGAGCGCCTTGCCGGGCTGGCGACGCTTGCCGTGGCCGCTGTTTTGGCCCTGGTGGGCTTCCCGGTGCAGAACCCGTCGAGCGCCATTGTCATTGCCATAGGAGCGGGCCTGGCCTGCCGCGGCGGGGCAACGGTGGTGATCATCCGTCCCGCTCGTGCGCTTGGCTTGGCTGTCGCCCCGCTGGCCTTCTCGGCAACGCTGTTCTGGGCGTCACAGCTCGTGGTGCGGGATATCCACGCCGGCATTGGCCATGAGCCCTTCGGGGCGCTGTCGGCCAATTTGCGGGCTATCAAGATATTTCCGCTGCATCCGTGGCCGCGGCTGCAAAGCACACTCACGCTTGCCACGGTGCTGCGGACGTATCCCGAGCGCGTCAACCTCGATCCGAAGGCGGCAGACAAGATTTACGCCCTGTCGCGCTCTGCGGCACCGGACAACCCCGGCATCCTGCTGACGCGGGTGGAATACCTCATCAATAGCGGCCGCTGGCAGGACACCGACGAGCTTGCCGGCATCTTCGCCACACTGCGCGAGCGCGGCCCGCTCTACCCGCAAGTGTGGGCCATGGAGGCCGTCTGGCACGGCCTGTCGGGCGAGATCGAACTTGCGGAGAACGCCGCCAGGACGGGGCTCGCCCTCGACGGCGGGCCGCAGATATTCCGCAACATGGGACTCTTGCGAGAGATCACGGAGAACGACCAATGAAACACTTTCTGACAGCCCTGCTGCTGTTGTGCGGCAGTGCCGCCTATGCCGACGAATACCGGCTCATGGCGGCCACCAACGCGGCACAGCAGATCACCTTCACCGTGGACAGCCTGACGGCCTCTGGGGCTACCATGCCGGCCTATACGGCGGCGGTGCGTATTCTCTGCGACGTGTCCTGTGCCGTGACGCTGTCGCCACAAAGCACCGCCCCGGCCATCACCCAGGCGAGCGGCTACGTGCTGGCGCCCAACGTGCCGGAAACGCTTCTCGCGACGGGAAGCATTTATGTTTACGCCATCGGCGTTGACGCGGGCGGCACGCTCTATTTGCAGGCGCTGACCAAGTGACCAAGCACTTTGACAGCAACGGCTATATTACCACGTCCGTGCAGTACGACGAGGGCGAGGACACCATGATCGTCGGTTCGCACCAGGACGTGCGGCCGGTCATGGACGATATATCAGCCCGCAACAACGACGGCACGGCGGGCTATGGCCCTTCACGGGATCTGCGCCACAAAGCCTCGATCCCGCTGGCGCTGTACGACGACTGGCTGCGCGACGCCTATCGCCAGGGCATTCCGATCTATCACAAGCGCGAGCGCGACGACTGGCTCAAGAAGCGCATCGACCAGCACGAGGGCTTGAAGATCAGCGGCAAGGCGACGGGCCGGGTGGGCTTCTCCGGTGGCTACGGCAACGCCATGCAGGCCAAGCCGAACGTGACTATGAAGGCGTGAGCCATGGCGATCACGACATATGCGGAATTGCAGTCGGCGGTCAGCAACTGGCTCGCCCGCTCCTACGACAGCGCACGGGTGCAGGAGTTTATCGCCCTTGGTGAGGCCGAGCTAAACCGTCGCCTGCGTATCCGCGAAATGGAGACCAGCGCGGATCTCACGCTGGTATCGGGCACGCGCACTGTTGCCCTGCCCACGGGCTATCTTGAAATGATCCGGCTCTATCTCGACGGCACGCCGGTCCGCGCGCTGGAATACTTCCCGCCCATTGACTACTGGGTGCGCTACATGGCGACGCAGACGAGCAAGCCGAAGGCGTACACCATCGAGGGAGAAAACATCACCTTCGGCCCGACGCCGGACAGCGGCTACACCGGGAAGATCCTGTACTACGCCGGCCTCGACGTGCTGAGCGACAGCAACACGACAAACGCCTGGCTGACCAAGTTCCCCGACATGCTGCTGGCGGCTTCCCTGCGGGCCGCGTGGCTGTTCAAGGGCGACGACATGGAGCAGGTGCTGAAGTGGACCGCCGAGCTGGACCGCTGCCTTGCCCAGGCCGAGAAGCAAAACAAGCGGGACCGTGTAAGCGGCGCACCGCTGGTGATCCGCACCGACACGGGCAACCCGCCCGCGGTGAGGGCATAGTGGCAGGACCGTATTTCATACAGCCACCGGCACCGGGCGAGCTTGAGCGCATGTTGATGGACATGCAGCCGCCCGCGCCACAGGTATTTCCGCGCACGCCGAATGTGCATGAGCGCTCGTTTTCACAGGGCTGGGAGCCGTACCAGGAGCCGAGGCGGCCGGGCATGCAGCCGCCGGCAAACGCCCTGGAGCGCGGCGTGAAGCGCTACGGCGGGCCGCATGTTTATGACGCCTACCAGCGCGCTGTTGATGCTCTCAACACGGCCGGTGAAATATTCGGCTTTGGCGCCGACGTGCAGGAGGGCTATAGGGCAAGCGGCATGACGGCCGATGCCATTCGCGAGGGGCGCATGGTTGATGCGCTCGAAGGCACCGGCTACATGACCGCCGCCATGCTTGGGCTTGGCGGCGAGGCTGCTGCAATCCGGCGGTATGCGCCCGCCACGGCGGGCGCCGCCGCCGAGAGGGTGTTGCAGGCCGCCGAAAACCGCCCGTCATTCACAGACTGGCGCTCTCGCGCCAACCCAGAACCGTCGCTGTTCGCTCCCGCGCGGCCTGATGTCCCACAATATAATTTGCCACGCTATGAGGCTGCACGCGGAACTTCCCAGCGTATGCTTGATGCGATGGACAGCAACAGGGTGCGGCGCAAAATATCTCAGTTTGTTGACCGTGGCCTCGCCGGGGGCGCCGACGAATGGTATAACACCGAGGCGCTGCGGCGCGTATATGTGGAAGAGCTTGGCGAAGAGGCCGGCACGCTCGCACATCGGCAATACATGGAGGCCGTGGGCGCTACCAGCCCACGAATGCCGGTGCCACAAAATATTGCCGCAGGCAGTTACTACAATTGGCTGCGACAAAACGATATGCCTCTGCCGGAAAGCGCACCCGCACCCGGCTATGGCTCCATCTCGCAGAAGCTCCACATCGCCAACATGGAGAACGCCATGGCCGGCGGGCTCGATGTCATGGCAAACCCCAAGCCGGCGTCGTTTGTTGAAAACCTGTCTGGCAATTACATGCCGACCACTATCGACACCCACAATATGCGTGCGCCGGGCATTGTAAGCCGTGACCCCGAGTTTCTGGCGCGAGGGTTTGTAGACGTTTTGCCCTCTGGGGAGCGGGTCACACGCAACCCATACCGGGACTTCCAGGCGGGTGACTTGACGATGAGCGATGCCACGCGGCGGCCGGCATTCTGGGACGCCAAGCCCCGCCCGAATGAATACGGCCCATATGAGGCGTGGCAGCAAGACAGGGGGCGACGCAAGGGCGTCGCCCCGGCACAGTACCAGGCCGCCATGTGGCAGGGCGCGGGCGAAGTCACGGGCCTCAAGAGCCCGCCCGAGACGTTCCTGACGACATACGATGCCAGGGTGAAGTTCACTGCCGACACGCTCGGCATGGCACCGACAGAGGTGCTGAAGCGGGTTGTGAGGGGTGAAATGCCGCTGCTGTCCATCCCCGCTGCGGGTGCAGTGGGCGCCGCTGCAGCTTATGGCGTCACACAGCAGCAAGGGCCGTCGCAGCTATGACCTACACTCCGCCCATCCCGTTCGGCGCCTGGACGCCCGACCTGTCGAGCTTCGGCAGCCCTGGCACGGCCAATGTGAAAAACTGCATACCGAGCGCTAACGGCTACCGGCCGTTGCCGGGGCAGAATGTGTTTTCCGACGCCCTCGACGCGCGCTGCCAGGGCGCTATCACGGTGCAGCGGAACACGGGTGCCATTCACAGTTACGCCGGCAATGC